AAAAACCGCATTGGCCGCTTCCCCAAGAAATGCCCAGAGAAGTACGGCCTCGAGACCAGCAACCCCCCGGAAATTGACGACCCCACCTATTCCGATTTCGCCTGGCACAAGCCCCCGCCGGGGCCGCTGCCACCGAGGGCGCCGCTACCCGGGCACTGCGGATACTGGCAGCCTCCGGGGGAGAATGCTCAGAACCTGCCTCCCGACTACTACGCGCAACTACGCCTGGTCTACCGCGACAACCCCGATTGGATCGAGATGTATATCGACGGCAAACCCGGGGTCATGATCATCGGCAAGCTCGTCTACAACAACTTCCGTCGCGAGTACCACGTCGCCAAGGCCCCGATCCCCTGGCTGGGTGGGGAGTTAATCATGGGCTGGGACAACAGCGGCAACTGCCCCGCCTGCGTGGTGGCGCAGATTCCCTCTCCCATGCGGGTCCATATCTTGCGCGAATACTTCAGCGACCGCATGGGCATCGTCGACTTCACCAATTTCGTGGTGCACCAGCTCAACATGGAGTTCCGCGGCGCCAAGGACATCACGCACTGGGCAGATCCAGCCGGCAGCGCGCAGTATCCCAAGCGCGAGGGCGGCTTCACCAGCAACGCCGAGCTGATGCACGACTGCGGCGTGGACGTCCTGCCCAGCGAGCAGAACTTCCAGGCCCGCGTGGAGTCCGTGGACCAGATGCTGGCGCGGATCGAGGGCGTGCTCATCGATCCCAGTTGCACGAGGTTGATCAACGGCTTTCTCGGCGGCTACTGCTACCCGCCCAACAAGAGTCTGATGGGCGAATTTCTTCCAAACGTGCTCAAGAACAAGTATGCTCACCTAGCAGAGAGCCTACAGTATCTCATGGTGCGGATCTTCAAGCCCGACCTGCGGCCGGACGCGCGCGATCCGGTATTGAATCTTCCCTACCGCGACCACTATAATCCTCTGGAAGGTACTGGATACGATCCCTTCTCCTGGCGCCCCGGAGGTGGCCGGAGCTGATGGCTGATTCAATCGTCCTGGAAAAAGAGAACAGCCTGAAACAGGTCGAGTTGGGCAAGGAGCTGATCCGGCTGCTTGAGCTGCACCGGACCCGGCGCAAGCGCCACGAAGAACGCTGGCGGGAAGTCACCGAAAACATCCTGCCCGATCGAGAGATCCTGCTTCGCGGGATCGACCAAAAGGGCATGGCCACGCACGCCAACGTCTTCGACGACATCGGAACCCACTGCCTGCACGTCTGGGCTGATGGCATCCTGGGCAACACCGCTTCGCCCAGCTCCCGGTGGGCGCGCTACAAGATACGGCAGAAGGAGTTGAATAAAATCAGCGAAGTCAAGCAATACCTGCAGGATTACGAAGAGCAGATGTACGACGAGTTCCAGGGCGGCGGCTTGTACAAGGCGTTGGGCATCTATCTTCGGGACCTGGGCAGCATTGGCACCGCGAGCTGCTATCCGGGCGACAAGCCAGGCAAGCAGTATCTGTACTACAAGGTCTTTCATCCGGTGGAGATCTTCATCGGGGAAAACGAGCAGGGAGAAGTCGACATCGAGCTGCGCGAATACTACATCACCCTGCGCAACCTGGTGAACTACTTCGGGGAAGATGCCGTGGGCGAGAAGCGCGTGAAGCAGGCCAAGAGCCGGCCGCTGGACGAGGTGCGGTGCCTCTGGGCCTTGATCCCGCGGGAAGAGCGGATTGAGGGGCTGCTGCACTACCTGCACAAGCCCATCGCCTCATTCTACGTCGACATCGAAATGGGGCGGATGCTGCGCGAGGAAGGTTTCGACGAAATGCCCATCATCACCGCCCGTTGCATCCAAGACGGCGGCGAGGAATACGGGCGCTCGCCTGGAAGCAACGCGCTGCGGGATGTCAAGATGGCCAGCGGCATGAGCATGGCCAACATCTTGGGCGCCCAGCGAATGGTGGATCCGGCCATAGACGCGCCCATCGAGCGCCGCGGGCAGCTCTCGAAGAATCCAGGCGCGTGGAACTGGTACGATAGGCAATTCCCGGCCGGCAGCATCTATCCGATCCATCAGGGTATCCAGATGCCGGCAGGTTTCCAGCAGTTGCAGATCCTCGAAGAGCACGTGAAGCGGCACTTCTTCTACGACATCTTCCTACGCCTGCTCATGGAGCGCAAGCAGCAAACGGCGACCGAGGTCGAAGAGGTGATCGCCGAGAAGGCTGTAGTCCTGGCTCCCCTGGTCAACCAGTACCTGACCGAAGGCCCGGAGCGGATCATAGGCAGGACGGCTTCCATCGCGGGCCGCGCGGGCCGGTTGCCGACTATTCCGCAGGTGATCATAGACTGGATTGCCGACAACCCGCTGAAGAGCAAGTACGGGATAAAAGTCGAGTTCATCGGGCCGCTGGCGGTGGCCCAGCAGCGGCAGTTCAAACGGCAGGGCATCCGGGGATTCACGGATGATCTGACCACTGTACCTTCACGGGACGCGGTACTCGACCGGCCCAACTGGGACGAGATCGTTGAGGACCTGGCCAACGCGCACGGGGTGCCGGAGAAGGACATCCGCACCGACGAAGAAGTGAGCAAGATCCGCGAGCAGCGGGTCAAGCTCCAGCAGGTCATGCAGCAGGCGGAGCTGGCCAAGACCGGCGCGGAGGCCGCCTCGAAGATGAGCACACGGCCGCAGCAGGGCAGTCCGATGGAAGTCATGATGAGCGGGGCCGCATAATGGAGATCCTGGGACGGCAGCAAAGCGAAGAAGAAGTCCGCGAACTGTACAAGGTCCATCTGACGCAGACGGCGCTCGGGCCTTACTGGCTGGCTCACTTCCTGCATGACATCTGCCACGTTTTCGATGAAGTAGATCCCCAGGATGTGGAGCTGGTCACAAAGCAGAATGTCGGTAAAAAGGTTCTCAAGCTGGCCGGCATGGTCAGTGAAGCCAATATCGTAGAGCTGGTGCGGAGGCTGGTGGAAGCACCGGGCGCCGCGCCGCTGAGGGAGAAGGCGGGATGAGGCTGGGCTCGCATTATTCTCCTGAAGTGCTGGCAAAAATAATTGAAGCCCGCCGGAAACAGCAGAGATCCCGGGAATCAGTTTTAGCATCCGTTCGCGCGGCAACAGCAGCCTGGAAGGGGAAACATCATTCTCCAGAATCAAAACTAAAGATGTCCGAAGCAACAAAAGGGAAAAAACGAAGCGATGAAACGCGGCATAAGATATCCGAGGCCGCAAGACATAGAACGATTGCAACACGATACAATATGTCCGAAGCTCAAAAAGGAAAACATCTTAGTCCAGAACACAAACTCAAATTATCGGAAATCTTTCGAGGACGAAATACGACCCTAGAAACACGGCGCAAAATGTCCGAAGCCCAGAAAGGGCCGAAACATTGGAATTGGAAAGGAGGGGTTTTACCAAGAAATCGTAGTTCGGTTGAATATAACGAATGGCGCAGAAGAGTATTCAAAAGGGATTACCATACCTGCCAAAGATGTGATGTACATGGGGGGCACTTACGTGCGCATCATATTGTTGGCTGGGTTGTCGATCCCAGCAAGAGATATGAAGTAGCCAATGGAATTACGTTGTGTATTCTATGCCACAGAAAAGAACACCGTGGCAAAAGACAAAAGGTAGCATAAGGAGACAGAAATGACCTATTCCAACGCGGTAGCGGCAGCTTACATCGCAACAAACGGTGTGATCGACAAACTTGTGCTGGAGACCAATATACCAGGAACGCACCGAACGTTTCTTATAAACTGGAAAGCCAAGTTGGCAGCGAATAAAAGTACAACTAAGAGCGATGACCGCCGCATGCTGAATATTCAATCGGTGTGGATGATCCAGCGCCACAAGATCACGGCGTAGAGTTCATCGCGGGGTGGGCTGTTGGCTGCCCGTCCGGCCTCATAAGCCGGATGTGCGAGGGTTCGATTCCCTTCCCCGCATTCTAGAAAGGAGACCTGAATGGAACGACAGAACCTGATGGGACCCTTCGACCTGCACCTGCAGTGGTTCGGAGATCAACCGCCCGCGCCGCCGCCGGCAGGCCCAGCTCCAACGCCGCCGGTTACGCCGCCCGCAGCGCCCCCGACACCGCCGGAGCCCGAGCTCAAGGCGGACGGCACCTTCTTCGCGCAGGCCAGCGACAAGTACAAGCGCGATCCGAAGTATCTCAAGGACATCCTGGGGGGCGAGAAGCCGCTGAAGAGTTGGGATGCCGTGCTCGATCGCATGTACGCCGCG